GACACAAGACAGGGGCGGCGGCGCCGCCGCGTGGCCGCTGTATTTTATGAAAGGACTGAAATTATGGCTGAATATGTAAATCCCGGAATCGTGACCGTCCCTGCAGGCCAGAATGTTCCGATGGTCTCCACGGCGGCTTGCGGCAAGCCCTGCATCGTCCACCGTGAGGGCAGCGGGCTCGTCACCCTGCGCGGGCTGACGCAGCAGTGCAAGGCGCGCTTTAAGGTGAGCTTTGGCGCGAACATCGCCGTCCCCACGGGCGGCACGGTAGGCGCGATCACTACGGCGCTTTCTGTCAACGGCGAAGCACTCAACGGAGCTACGGCGACCGTCACCCCGGCTGCGGTGGAAAACTATTTTAACGTCTACGTCAGCGCCATCGTGGAAGTGCCGCGCGGCTGCTGCGTGACCGTGGCAGCAAAGAACACCAGCGCAGAGGCGGTCAGCTTTGCCAATAGCAACCTGACCATCGACCGTGTGAGCTGAGAAAGGAGAACACAATGGGTATGAAATCTATGTATGAACTGCGGGATATGCTCTGCAAGGAGCTGGACGAACTGGCCCGAAAAGGCGAATTGGGTGCGGGTGACCTGGAAATTGCCCACAAACTGACAGCAACCATCAAGAACATCGATAAGATCGAGATGATGGAAGACGGCGGCTATTCCCGCGATGAAGACTATTCTCGCCGCTATTCCCGCGACGGAGACTGGCAGTCGGGCATGCGCGGCGCTTATGACCGTGATATGTCCAATGCGAGACGCGGCACGCATTATGTGCGCGGCCACTATTCCCGTGATGGTGGCATCGACAACATGAAACGCCAGTTGCAGGAAATGCTGGACAACGCCGACGACGAAAGCATCCGCAGAGCCATCCAGCGCTGCATGGACACGATCGAGGACTAAAGGGGGTGCACCCCTATGGTCGACGAGAATGAGGTCAAGCGCTGGATAGCTCGCCTTGAAACAGAAGAATCGAGCTGGACAAACTATGAGAAACTGGCGGCGCTCTACATTATCCGTAACGAGCACGGCGGGGAGCAACTGCAGGCGAAAGCGCCCCCAATGCTGTATTCTGCAGAGCCTGCGCCGGCCAAGAGAATAAAACCCTCCGGCAGTGAATTTTTGAAAGCGGTTGGGAATGTAGCGCAGGATAGGGCGTGGGAAGTTATGGACGAGCTTATGGACACACTAAAAATCGTCAATGAGAAAGCTTATAACAGCGTCCTAAAAAAACTAACCTAAATCGCTACTACTAACACGTTACTAACAAAGTTAATCTTGGCAAAAATAAAAAAGTCCGGGAACCCTTGAGATTCCTGGACTTTTTTGGTGGAGACTACTGGACTCGAACCAGTGACCTCCTGCGTGTGAATTATAATCGTTTTGAATATATAAGCACAAAAGTTAATAAAAATAACAACATTTGTTGCGATTTTGCAACTTTTCGCAGAGCAATTTTGCACGGGCTTGCCTTGGCTCCCGTAGGTAACTAACAAACTACTAACAAATTTTCGCCTTTTTAACGGCCTGCACCAATTCCTCCGCTGACGTATGGACGTATATATTTGCGGTAGTGGAGTAGTTGGCGTGGCCGAGGATCCTCTGTAGCGTCTCCGGAGCAATCCCCGCTTTTCTCGCCCAGCTTGCATAGGTGTGCCGGGTGGAGTGCGGCGTTTTGCGCTGGATTTTTAATTTTTCCAAAAGCGGGTAATAATCCCGGCGGCGGAAGTTTGCTGGGATTTTTTCCCCAGCATAGCCGGATATGAGCAGTGGGCCGGTAGCCTTATTTGCAAAATAGGCAAAGTATGGGATCCCTTCGGGGCGGATTGGGATGATCCTGTTTCGCCCAGCCTCCGTCTTTTCACCGCCGACCACATAATCTTTGTGATAATCTTTAGCCGGTAGGGAAAACAATTCCCCTATGCGCATTCCTGTGTAAATCAGCATGAGGATAATTTTTGCGGTGTCGCTGCCGTCCGCTTCCAGCTTGCTTATTTCAGCATCGGTAAATGTTTCTTTTTCTTTTTTTGTGTTTTCGGGGAGCTGGACGAATTTTGCAAAATTTGTTGTGATGATCTCCTCGCGCATGGCCCATGTGGACATCTGCGTTATGAGTTGCTTATACTTGGACACAGTGCTATGGGATTTATGCATATGGGCATCCAGTACGCCCTGGAAATCCGCCGTTTTTAAGTCCCGGAACTTCCGGTCGTGCAGCGGCGCAAAAATTTTAAATGCGCCGTCATAGCCTTCTATACCGTTTGGCCCTATTTTTTTGTAATGCTCCTCTTTCCAAGCGTCAAACACCTGGGCAAAGGTCATGTTGTACCGCTCCGTTAAATCCTTGCCTGCAAGACGTTCCAGCGCCGCTATAGCATCTTTTTTGGTGGGGTAATATCCTATAATGATTTTTTGCTTTGCAGCCACCCAGGGCCTGCGTCGGCGCCCGGCGAGCTTATACACTGTCCCGGTTCCGTTGGCCCTCCTCATTGCTTTTCCCATTTTTATCCTCCTACCCTATATTTTTATCAGTTTGATGGTGCCTGTAATATCGCAGCGCATTAATCAGCGAAGCAATGATTACACCGACGCCCACCGCAAGCAGAGCAAATAGCATCCAGCCGATTGATGTAATCTGCCCGTTGCGGATAAGCCCTGTTTGCGGGACGCTTGAATCAAACGCCAAATATCCAAATATTATGGATACGGCAATTGACAGCGAAAACGCCAGGATATACACCCAAATTTGCAATACGCGCTCCTTTTTTTCGTGCTTTGCCACTGATCCGGTCAGCTGCTCCATGCTGCCCTCCAAGTGCGCAATGCGTAGGGCTGCGCTATGCTTTGCATCTGCATCGGCCATTGCTCTGTGGGCCTCTGCCAGCTGCTCCTCCGTGGTTAGCCTCTTTACGATACCAAAATACTCATCTATAGACACACCGAGGGCGGCGCATATAAGCCCCATTTTGTATAGGCTTGGATCCTTTGACGACGCAGAAAAGTAATTGCTGATCGTGGACGATGACAGATCTGTTAAATCGGCTAAGTCTTGCGTGGTAAGATGCTGGTCCTCTTTTGCATCTCTGCAAATATCCTGCAAAGTTTTTTCCATTTCTTCCCCTCCTGCCTTATTTCGGGCAAACCTCTCCGTTTGTTTTTATCTGCTAATCGTATATTATCCGGTTTTTGGATTGACTTGCCAAACAACAAACTGATACTGTGGGTATGCGGCCAAGAGCCAGTGACGGCGATAGGCGGCAAAAAATCCCCACCGTCCGGTGCGGGGGCGGTGGGGACTATATGAAATAATCTTCTGTGGATTTCACTTAATCCCCAATAGCTTGCCGACTTTTCTTTGCCGCCCCGCCTTTGTTGTAGGAATTCCCGTTGCTTTTGCAATCTTGCGTTTTGCGCTGGTAATTCCAAGCGCACGTTTCCAGCTAAAGGAAAGCCCTGGTATTTTAAAGGAAGATTTTTTAGCCATTTCTAATTATGCTCCTTCTTAAAAAATTTTTTATATTGTTGCCCTAAACTGTGCAACAAATGCCATATTTTGACTATAGGTAGATAAACCGAAAGGAGAAATAATGTGGATTGGAATCAGAAAAGTATAAAGATGGAAATTGTAAGCTATAAAACGAAAAATAAATGTGGCACAATAAGGGAAAGGCTCAAAGAAGAAATCCTCACGCTTACCGATACACAGGCGGAATATGTGCTAAGGAGGTTGCAATGTTTACTGCACGAAAAGGATTAAATGATCTGCTTCCCACTCCCATTGCTGGCGCTCGACTTCCGTCAAGTGCTTGTCGTTGGTGCTGGACGGTCTAAAAGTATATCTCATAGTATCGCCTTTGCACTTAAAACAATCGGCAGCAGTTTCTCGCACTGCTCGTCCGTCAAATCATTAAGAGCATCCATCAAAGCCTTTTTTGCTGGGCTCCCGCCCTCGATCTCCGGATCGGGGGCTTTTTTTGCGCCCTGCGAAGCTGCGTTTGCGGCTACATCGTCCGGCATAATGTCCTCTACGGAAACGCCGAGATATTCGGCAATAGCGGGAAGGCGAGCATTTGACGGCTTAGTTTTCCGCGTGTTCCATTGGCTATAAATGCTATTTGATAGCCCTAATGTGCGGCTTAAATCGGCTCCATTTTTGCCCTTTTTGCTCAAGTAAAAGTTGATTTTGTCTATAGCGTCCATTTGCACCTCGTGTATATTGTGCAGTTCGCCAAAACTAATAAAAACGAATAGAAAGTGGTTGACTTATAATTTCTAATTAGTTATAATAAGAATCGGCGGGAGGCAATACAAAACCAAGCCCCCTGCACTTAGCGGACTGCGGAAAATATTAAGGGTTGTTGGCACTTCCATAATACCACAGTTTGCTAAGTTGTCAAGTAAAACTTAGTTTTTGTTGATTGCGGAGAGGGGAAGCCGCCCTGATGCCGTAACACCCGTATTCAACCTTAAAAACTAAGCAAGAATCAAACTGGAGGTGACAGAATGAGTTTTCGCAGCGCTCGGTTGGCCGCTGGGCTAAGTGTCCGGCAGGTCATCGAGAAACTAAAGGTGACGGATGCGGCGGTTTACATGTGGGAGACCGGCACGCAGGCACCGAGGGCCAGCCGCTTGCCGGAGATCGCCGAGCTGTACGGCTGCACGGTGGACGAGCTGTTGAAGAAGGAGGATGACAAATGATCGAAACCATGACGCTGCACCAGGCATCGAAGTATCTTAGAGATAAAGGCTTGAGCCTTTGTTCTGACACCCTGGCCGACGGCCTGGAGCAAGGTGTGTACCCATTCGGCGTGTGCATCCGCACCGACCGCAGCCGGGTATTTCAGATTTTTAAAAAGAAGCTAGATGCGTGGATTGAGGAGAGAGAGGAGGAGACATGAGCAGACAGGAATACAGGGTGCTGGAGGATGCTTTTCTGGCACGGCACGATGCGCTGTGCGAAGAGAAGAGCCCGCTGGAGTGCGATTGCCCGGCCTGCCCCTGCAAGGGTATGTGCGACACGCTGTGCGCATATGACCCGGCGGATCTATAAGCAAGGAGGAGACGGAATGACGCTGACATGGGCGCTGGTGTATCTGGGAGCCGGGACGGCGGTTTACGGCTTCATGCGGCTGCTGGAGCGGCTGGAGAAATAAGGGAGTTGGTGGAGGCTTGAAGGACTGGAGCAGATGCCGGGCGTGCCGGTACGGGATGACCGGGCCGAACCGGATGTGGGCCTGCAACTACGCAGAGATGGTGGGCAAGTGCAAGCCCCTGCCCCTGTGGGACGAGGAGGGCAAGTGCCAGAGCTATCAGCCAAGGAGGCGACGGAAGAAATGCGGGTATACCGCTACGTGACGAAGGACAGGTATCGGCTGCCGGTGTCGCAGGCGGACAGCATGGGAGAGCTGGCGGCGCTGATCGGGCGCAGCTATGGAACGGTTCGGCGGGCCATGGAGGCCGTGTACCGGGGGCAGAGGACAAGCGGCCCCTATGAATACGTAGATCTAAGCGACGAGGGGGAAGAAGAGGATGTATTTGTGCCAGTATTGCGGCGAGGTGTTTGACGAGCCGACGGTGGAGGAGGAAAAGGACGTGGGCTACCACGGGCTGAGCTGCCCCAAGTGCGGCGAGGCGCTGGGGCCGCTTTCGGAGCTGGAGGCGAGGCCCTGCCCTCTTTGCAGCGGGTGGCGCTGGAAGAACGATGTGGCCTGCGGGACGTGCCGGGAGAACACCCGGCGGCATTTCCGGTGGCTGATGAAGGCGGGCTTCGGGCGGACGGAGACGGAGGTCATCGACCAGCTGCTGGAGGGAAACAGCCTGATGGACGTGATCGGAGAGGACAAGAAGGAGGAAAAAGAGAAATGCTGAAGCCTTTTAACGAACTGGTGAAACTGGACGTGCGGCCCCTGTGCGGTTTTCGGGAGGCCAAGGACGAGCGGGGGAACACGGTGAAGGTGCCGTATCTGGGCTGGGCCAACTGCGTGAAGCTGCTGCACGAGAACGGCGCGGAGAGCGTTTGGTACGCTCCCCGGCGCTGCCCGGAGACCAACAGCTACCTGTGGCCACAGGCCAAGGTGACCACCAGCAAGGGGAGAGTGACGGAGTGCTGGTTCGTGTCGGTGGAGATCCACATTGACGAGAACGTCTTTTCCTACGATATGCCGCTGCTGAATGGGTCGCTGGTGGTGTATGAGGACACGCTGAACCAGCTGCGGATCAACAATGCGCTGGCCAGAGCCTTTGTCAAGGGCGTGGCGGTGCGGACAGGTCTGGGCTTTGACCTGTGGGCCGCCGGGGACGGCGACGACGGGGAGGAGGATCTGTCGAGGCACAGCATCTACGCCGTGAAAGAGCGGCTGGAGCGGCTGATCACCAGCAAGGAGCAGGGGGGACTTTCCCACCGGGATCTGCTGGCGCAGCTGGGCATCAACGACAAGCAGATGGCCACCATGATGGGGTGGTTCGACAAGCTGGGGAGCCTTGAAAAGGCGGTGAGCCGACTGTGATCCACGACCACGACCGCAGCGGCTGGATCGGGGCCTCGGACACGTCCAAGGTCATGGGCCGGTGGGACACGGAGACCTTCCGGAAATGGTGGAGCGTGAAGCTGGGCATCCGGCAGGAGACCTTCACCACCCCGGCCATGCAGGCGGGGACGGCCTATGAGGGGAAGATCCTGGATGCGCTGGGCATCCGCACCAGAGACCGGCAGGTACGCATCCACGGGCTGCGGCTGCGAGTGAACTACGACGGAGAGGATGCCCGGCTCATCACGGAGGTCAAGACCCACAGCAAGGCGGAATTTCGGGTGAGCAAGGCATACTGGCAGCAGTGTCAGGTGGAGATGCTGGCAAGCGGATGGGGGCTGCGGCGGCGGAAGGAGTGCCGCATTGCAGCCTACCGGATGACGGAGGCGGAGCTTCAGAACTACTTCCTCCCCATCGACATGGGGCGCATGAGTTTTCATCCCATCCCATATGACGAGGAATGGGTGGAGCGGGCGTATCTGCCGAGGCTGCGGTATTTGGCAAAGTGCCTGAAAACGGGGCAATGGCCCAGAGAGGAGGCGGTGCAGCCATGACGGAGGTCAGCGTGCTGGAGGCCAAATGGATGCAGGACGGGGCGGGAGACTGGCTGTGCCTGCGGGTGCCGACGGCGCTTTCCGCCATGGACGTGGTGGACGGGATCCAGCCGGGGAAGGAGTACCGGGCGCAGATCAAGCGCAAGGGCCGGAGCCTCGATGCCAACGCCTACTGCTGGGTGCTGATGGACAAGCTGGCGGCGCATTACGGGGCCACCAAGGAGGGCATCTATCAGGAGGAGATCCGGCAGATCGCCGGGGTCAGCGACATCGTATGCGTACAGGAAAAGGCGGCGGACGAGCTGATGCGCCGGTGGAGCGGACGGGGGCTGGGATGGATGGCGGAAAAGGCACCCAGCAAGATCTGCGGCTGCGCCAACGTAACGCTGTGGTACGGCTCCTCCACCTACGACACGGAACAGATGTCACGGCTCATTGACCGGGTGGTGGAGGACTGCCGGGAGGCGGGGATCGAGACCATGACCCCGCAGCAGCTGGCGGCGCTGAAATCCCAATGGGGGGAGGCGCAACCCATTGGATGAGAAAGAAATATGGCGACCTGTCCCAGATTATGAGGCAGTCTATGAGGTAAGTAATTTCGGGAGAGTTCGCTCTTTAACGAGAACAAGAATGGTAAATAACTCTCATGGCGGGGGTTCACCAAGAACCGACAGGGGGCGCTTGTTGGCACTTGGAGATAACGGAAATGGATATGTATTTGTCCAGTTCCGTAGCAATGGAAAGCGAAGAAACTACTATGTGCATCGGCTCGTTGCAGAGGTTTTCATCGGAAAACCGGAGAATGGCGAGTTTGTCGTTGATCACCTTGACCATAACAGACGAAATAATTATGCGGGTAATTTGGAATGGGTCACGCAAAAAGAGAATATTCAAAGGTCAAAGGAGTTAATGCGCCACCCGAAGAAAAGATGCATGATTTCATCCACCGGTGAAAAATACATTTCCCGCTACAAGGATGGCTATCGGGTGAATATCGGGTGGGCAAATGTGTGTAAGCAGTTCAAAAAATTAGGGGATGCTGTTTCATACAGAAACGAGGTGATGCAAGGTGCCAGATGAGAGACGCTGTTTTTTATGCGGAAGAAATGGGGCGGGAGACCCATTAGACCGGCACCATTAGCCACATCTTCGGCGGGGCGTACCGCAAGAAAAGCGAGAAATACGGCCTTGTGGTGTATTTGTGCCACAGGAGGTGCCACATCTTCGCACCCAGCGCCGTACACCAGAGCGCAGGGCAGATGCAGCGCCTGAAGCGCTACGGCCAGTTAAAGGCCATGGAGGAGCAGCGCTGGACGGAGGAGGACTTCCGGCGGGAGTTCGGGAAAAGCTATTTGTAAGGATCGATAGGGAGGAACGGAGATGAAGCACCTCGGCGATATTACGAAAATCAGCGGTGCAGAAATTGAGACCGTGGATATTATCACGGGCGGATCGCCGTGCCAAGATCTGAGCATTGCAGGAAAACGCACCGGATTGGCGGGTGCAAGGAGCGGATTGTTCATGGAGCAGGTCCGCATCGTAAAGGAGATGAGAGAGCATGACAGAAAGAGCGGACGGACAGGTGACATGGTCAGACCTCGGTTTATGGTCTGGGAAAACGTGCCAGGAGCCTTCAGCAGCAACAAAGGGCGAGACTTCGCGGCAGTCCTCAAAGAGATCATCCGCATCGCAGAGCCGGAAGCCCCCGATATTGAAGTGCCTGAAAAAGGATGGCCAACTTGGGGGGGCTACCACGACGAGGTGGGAGGACGATGGAGCGTGGCTTGGCGAGTGCATGATGCGCAACACTGGGGAGTCCCCCAACGCCGCCGCCGTATCTCGGTTGTCGCAGATTTTGGAGGTGACACCGCAGGAGAAATACTCTTTGAGCGCAAAAGCGTGCCAGGGCATCCTGCGGAGAGCGGAACGGCGCGGGAAAGACTTGCCGGAAACGCTGAAAGCGGTGCTTCTTATGCAGTCCGAATCATGGGGGGCTGTGACGGAGGAGGAAAAGGCGCAGACGCTGAACACCATGCACGATGCCCAGGCGGTGATGTGCCTGAACGATCAGGGCGGGAATGTGATGGGCGTGAGCCATGATGTTTCCGGGACGCTGAGAGCACAGGAGCATGGGCACCAGCCCTCCATTCTGGATATGAGCCACGCTTGCGATGTCATCCGAGACTGCGGCGAGGTCAGTCCAAGTCTGCAAGCCCGTATGGGAACCGGCGGCAACCAAATCCCGCTGACGTATCAATACGTGACAGGAACGCTTTCGCCCGGTGCCCATGCTGGGAGCTATAACGGGCAAGACGCTTACAACGATATGCTGGTGGTCTCGAGTGGAGTATTACCTGCTTCGAGACAGAAAGCGATTGCGTGTGATATATATAACGGCACAATAACCGGAGATGTCGCGGTGACGATGACATCCGCAATGGCGAAAGGCGGAACGATGACAGGCCCTACCGTAATGAAGACATATCCAGTACAGAATATGGTGGTGCGACGCCTGACCCCGATGGAGTGCGAACGGCTGCAGGGCTACCCGGACGGCTGGACAGACATTGGCGAGTGGATGGACAGCAAGGGCAAGCGCCACAAGGCTGCGGACAGCCCCCGGTACAAGGCGCTGGGCAATTCCATCGCCCTGCCCTTCTGGGACTTCCTGGCAAAGCGTATCAGTGCGCAATATCTTCGCCCTGTTACGATGGGTAGTTTATTCGACGGCATCGGCGGCTTTCCGCTGGTGTTTGAGCGGCACAACGGCAAGGGTACGGCGCGCTGGGCAAGCGAGATCGAAGAGTTCCCCATCGCCGTGACGAAAAAATGGTTTGGAGAGGAATGACATATCCCCCCATTACGCATGATCCCCAGCATTACATATCTGTGACAGCGCAGTGGAACTGCTATAACAACGCTATAACAACGAACACAACAAGGAGGATGCAGGAATGGACAAATTGCTTTACACCAAGCGGGAGGCGGCAAAGCTGCTCTCCATCAGCGAGGACACGCTGGACGAGCTGCGGCGCAGCGGGAAGCTGAACGGCTACCGGATCGAGAGAGGGAACCCCCGTGTGTACTTTCGGCCGGAGGAGCTGAAGCTGTTTGCGGACGGACTGGAGGTGGCAGTATGCTGAACAGGATCGTACTTATGGGGCGGCTGACCAGGAAGCCGGAGCTGCGGCGCACCCAGAGCGGCGTGGCGGTGACCAGCTTTTCGCTGGCGGTGGAGCGGGACTATAAGGATGCCGAGGGGAACCGGGAGACGGACTTCATCGACGTGGTGGCATGGCGGGGGACGGCGGAATTTGCCGCCAAGTATCTGGACAAGGGCCGGATGGCGGCGGTGACCGGGTCGCTGCAGGGCCGCAGCTGGCAGGACAAGGAGGGAAACAAGCGGCGCAGCATGGAGGTGCTGGCTGACAGCCTCTACTTTGCCGACAGCAAGCGGGAGGAGCCCACCGGACGGGGCGTGGATGTGTCGGCGGATGACTTTCAGGAGGTCGAGGACGACGGCGACCTGCCATTTTAACGGGAGGGCCGTGGGATGGAGCGAAAGCAATTCACTTGGTACCGGAGCTACTACGACGCACTGAAGGAGATCCCGGCGGAGGAGTTCCGGGCCATCGTGCTGGCGGTATGCGCCTATGCACTGGACGGAGAGGAGCCGGAGCTATCCGGCGTGGTCAGGGCCATTTTCACCCTGATCCGGCCCACGCTGGAGGTGGGCCGCAGCAAGGCGGAAAACCGCATCCGGGCGGAACAAACGGTACTCTCCGCCGAACAAACCGGCAGCAAGCCGGAACAAACGAAAAACAAACCGGAACAAACGCAGAACAAACGAAAACAAACCGACAACAAACCGGAACAAACCCGCAAGGAGAAAGAGAGAGAGAAAGAGAGAGAGAAAGAGAGTGAGAACGATAGTTATTGCTCCCCCCCTCCCCCCTCAGCCTCCAAGCGATTTGTTCCGCCCACGCTGGCAGAGGTGCAGTCCTATGTGGCGCAGCGCCAGTCACCCGTAGATCCGAAGGGCTTTATCGATTTCTACGCATCGAAAGGGTGGATGGTCGGCAAGACCCCCATGAAAGACTGGAAAGCGGCTTGCCGAAATGCAGAGACGTGGGAGCGGTGGAGCAGGACGGAAGCCTCTGCGCCGCCCAAAAATGGCCTTGCACAGGCTCTGACAGACCGGCAGATGGAAAAGTACATGGGATGGTGAGAGGATGGCCGGAGGACACGCAAAGGTACACGTGCGATGCCCCTATTACAGGACAGACAACGGCTCCCAGCGCATTGTGTGCGAGGGGGTGCTGGCGGACGATCCGGTGGTAAGCTGGATGCCGTCCCGTGAGGCGCTGCGGCGGCAGATCACCCGATACTGCGCCGGGGAATACTGGCTGTGTCCGCTGTGCGAGTCCGTGGACGGGAAATATGCAAGACGGGAGGAAGAAAGTGGAAGTGACCATGACCATCGGCCTTGCGCCGGTGACGAAGAAGAATAGCCAGCAGATCCTGAAAAACGCCGGAACGGGGCGGCCCTTCATCGTCCCCAGCCGGGCGTATCGGGAGTACGCCGAGGCGGCGGCGTGGTGTTTGCGGACGTATCGGCTGGAGACCATCCGGCAGCCGGTGGAGGTGAAGGCGCTGTTTTATATGCCCACAAGGCGGAGAGTGGATCTGACAAACCTGTTGGAGGCGCTGGATGACGTGCTGGTGGAGGCGGGTGTGTTGGAGGACGACCACAGCGGCATCCTCGTCAGCCACGACGGAAGCCGGGTGCTGTATGACAAGCAGAATCCCCGGACGGAGATCGTGATCCGGACGATGGAGGGAGGCGGGGAGGCATGAGACTGCGGCAGGGAGAGCCTTACCGGCTGCCGGAATGCCCCTGCGAGACCTGCCGGAGGCGGTCGAAGGATCTGGGCAGCTGCAGCCAGAGGATGGGCGGGCAGATATGGCCCGGCTGCGTGGCGTGGATGGTGTGGTTCCGCCGGTGCTGGCAGATGGTAAGAGGGGAGGCCCCGGAGGCGGGGCAGGAAGGAGGATAGACATGGATGCTGTGGAGTTTATCCGGGAGCGAAACCGGATGTGTAAGCATTTTCGTGGGTGTGCCGGGTGCCCTGCGGATGGGATGATATGCAGCACCATATGGGGCATGCATGACGCTGAAAAGCTTGTTCAGGTGGTCGAGCAGTGGGCGGCGGAGCATCCACATAAGACCCGACAGAGCGAGTTTTTGGAGCAGTATCCTAATGCTGTACTGGATAAAGATGGTATTCTTCGTATTTGTCCCTCCTTTGTGGGTGGTGATACACATGAGAAGTACAAGTGCATCTGTTTAACGGATTGTGGTGCATGTCGCCAAGAGTTCTGGATGCAGGAGGTGGAGTGAAATGACAAAGCAAGAAGCTGCTGCTATGTTAGTGCAATTGTATGCAGACTACTCTACCCTGTGCGACAAATATGGGTGGCCTCCCAGTGATGGGATGTCAGAGGCAGTAGCAATAGCTGTGCAGTCGTTGCAGGAGGTGGAGTGATGGCGAGGCGTGAGGACTTGACGGAGGCGCTGGATGCAATCGAGACGGGGATGTGCCGCATCAAGGAGAACCGGGGCATCTGGCAGAACGATCTGGTGTACGCCCTGTGTCAGGGCGTGAGGCTGCTGCTGATGGAGGAACTTAGGCATGGCAGACAGTAAGCACACGGTAGGAGACCTGCGGCAGCTCCAAGCCCTGCCGCTGCGGCTGAAGATCCCGCTGACCCAACAGCGCATCCGGGATTGGTACGACCATTGGAACGGGCAGGTCTACGTCAGTTTTTCCGGCGGCAAGGACAGCACGGTTTTAAAGCACATCGTTGATTCCATGTACTCCGACGTTCCGGCGGTGTTCGTCAATACCGGGCTTGAATATCCCGAAATACAGCGGTTCGTCCGGGAGGTCAAGGCTGGGAAATATGACTGCTTCAATCCAGACGTGGAAATTCTCCGGCATGAAATGCGGTTTGATGAAGTCATCAGGAAGTATGGGTATCCGGTAGGCAGCAAACGTATTGCCTCGAATCGTCATGGACGTAGACAGGCCGGTGGGACAGGCCATCGGCATCAAGGAGGCGCTGGCCATGGACCTGGAGCGCTATGGGGACGTGCGGGTGGTATCCGTGGAGGAGATCACCCCGTGGAAGCAGGAGGTGATCGAGCGTGGATGAACTGAATCCCTGCCCGAAGTGTGGGCGTAGGCCGATGTTTGGCTATGCTTGCGGGGAATATTTCATTGTGGGGCAGCATGAAGGATGCCCGGTATGTGACAATTTCAGAGAAATGCATGCTTCCAGAGAGCAGGAAGCGGAAGCGTGGAACAGGAGGGCTGACAATGGCTGAGTGGAGAGTTTATGAGGCAGACACACCGCAGTGTACCAACTGCGGAATGTGGATGCCGTTTGCCAGATACCGGCGTGGTCAAGGGACGAATGCGAGAAAGATCACGGACTATTGCCCACACTGTGGTAGGAAGATGACAGCGATGCCGATGTGCGGCGACTGCAAATATGGGCAGGGCGCATGGAGAGATGATGGAATATGTTACGCCTGCCGTGAGCAGGTATGGATTCCGGGAGCGACACACAGAAAAGCAGGAGAGGAGGACTGACGATGTATGAATACATTGACAGGGGAAGGTTTAAGGAAAGCGTCGAGGAGCGTTATTGCAAGCCGTGTAAGGAGGAGGGAAAAGACTATAACGGATGCCGGTGCCGTGCTTGTTGGGTTGACGATATGCTCGATGAGGTAGATTGTTTCCAGCCCGCCGATGTGGCCCCGGTGGTGCATGGAAGGTGGATCGAGGATCACGATTATCTAAAATGCGCAGAGTGTGGTGTGATGGTTAAGTGGGATTTTACCTTTTTTGACATTTGGAATTGGAACTACTGCCCCAACTGCGGGGCCAAGATGGACGGAGGTGACGGAGATGCGGCTGATTGACGCTGATAAAATGGCCGTGGACGAATCCGATGCCTATATGTCTGCACAGGTGCAGATTACAGACGATTTGAAATGGCTTGTAAACTTTGCCGCACACAGCAAAATCCAGAGGCTCATAGCCGATACGCCCACCGTTGATGCTGTACCCGTAGTGCGGTGCAAGGAGTGTAAGTGGACAGGCGGAGATTTTGTGTGCTACCGGGGTGTGATGGTACAGCACAAGCCGGAGGACTTCTGCTCCTACGGAGAGCGGCGGGGAGGTGGCGAGGATGGCTAAGCCAAGTGCGTTTTTACAGCGGATGGAGGCAAAGCACCAGCAGAATATGCGGCTGCAGCGGCTTTTTACCATCCAGCAATGCGAGGACATGATGCTCATCACGCTGGGGCAGGACTTTGGATTCGGCCCAAAGCGGGCCATGGAAGCGCTGGAGGCATTCCGGGAGACCTTCCGGGCCTTTGCCCAGCTTTGCGTGGAGGACGCAGGTGGGGATCAGGAGATCGCCTACACCAAGGAGAGCATCGACAGGGAGCTGCGGCGCATCATGGGGGAGGGCTTCCGCCCGTGGGAGGAGCGGTACCCGCCGGAGGTATTTAAGTAAGTAAAAAGAGAGAGCACCCGTGGCGGGTGTCCTCTCTGGGCGGTTATTGGGGCGTTTGGGACGGCTCAGTGGGCCTGCTTGCCACCCATAGCGTTAATTCTCCCCGACCGGAATGTCCGCTGGGGAAGGAATGTCCACCGCCGGGCGCAGCACACGCTCCACGTAGGCGCTAAGGGATTGCCCTTCCTTGGAGGCTGTGCGGCGCAGCGCCTCAACGGTGTCGGCCCGCAGGGATAGTGTGATCGTGACCTGACTGTCATCCTCGGTGACGTCCCCGAACTCGGCCTCGTAGGCATCGGCGCTGAGATGCTCCTGCGCCCACTGCCTGGCGGCGTAATAGGACAGCGGGGTGATCCGCTCGCTGCCGCTCCAGTTGTTGCTGCCGGTGCGGACAGCGTAGCTGGTCATGGGGCCACCCTCGCCGTGGAGGAAATACTCCCCCGTGCGCTTGCGGTACAGCGTCTCGCCGCTGTAGGCAAGGTCATTGTACTCGTGGCCGTTGTCCGACAGGCCGATGTATGCGGCGGTGGAGGTGTCGTACACTTTGTTGTTGATGATCTTCCTCATGGGTTAGTCCTCCTTGTCCATAGCATCCAGATACTGCATGATTTCCGCACGGTGGGACTTGATGTAGTTGCGCACTGCGTCCTCCTGACCATCCCACGTGCGGTAGCGCAGCTTGCCGGCCTCCGTGCGGGTGATCCGAAACGCCTGTACGGCCTCACCGACTGTGACCTCGTCCCAGTCAGGCCCCATCCCGTAGCTGCCGATGTGGGAAACGATCTCGCACAGGACGTGGTCGACGATCTCGTCGAGGGACTTGGTGGAGAAGGTGTGCTCCCAAGGGCTGCCGACGTTGGCGGTGATCTTCTTACCGGCAACGCCCAGCGACACGGTGTCGCCGCCTTGTGCGCCGATCTGGAGCACATAGCGGTTTCCGCGGTTAAGCCCCCACTCGATGGCCTCCTCGATGGTGTCAAATCCGATCTCGCTGTCAAAGATGCAGCTATCATTGCTCAGGCAAACTTCGTACTTCATAATTTCGATCCTTTCCGGCCTGTTGGCCTGCCCCTTATCTTTACTGTAACTAAAGTATATCACAGAGTTTAATTAAAGGCAAGTATTATTTTAGATTTATGCGAAAAAATTACACGGACACTGTTTGGGCCGGATGGTGGTTCTGTAGAATGGAGGTATTAACAATGGCTGAATACATCGAGCGCACGGAAGAACTCATGCTTGCCATGAACGCCGGGGCGAGAGCAATCGAGAACACAAAGCGCTATCACGGTACTGTTTACACCAAGGATGTGTTCTCGGAGAGCCCACAGGAAATCCCATACTTACAGGCCGCCAAAGTGCTGCGAGAAGTAAGTGATGCTCCTGCCGCTGATGTGGCTCCGGTGGTGCATGGACGGTGGACGCATCTTGGCGGAGACGAGTGGTGCTGCTCTGCGTGCGGCTTTGTCATCACCACTGAGGGAAACTGGGATAAGCCTACTAAAAAATACTGCGAGGATTGCGGTGCCAAGATGGACGGAGGAGGCGGACATGAGCCGAAAACAAACACTGCCGTATGATGTGCGGCTTGAGTGCATCGCCTATGTCAGAGGTTATCCCCGGAGAGTACAGGCATACAACGATGCGCGGAGCAAGATACTGAGCGGCGGAAGCAGTGCAACGGAGGGAATGCCCCACTCTTCAGGCATTGGTAGGCCGTCCGAAAGCAAGGCGGAGCAGCTTGCCGCCATAGAAAACTGGCCGGAAACCAAGAAAATGCGGGCAGTGGAATACGCCATAGATCGATGTGGACGGGATTTGGAGAGTGAGAGCATCCGCAAGCAGCTTGCACAGGGCATTATGCGCAACTGTCAGGGAAAGCATAAGTTTTCCCGCAACAAAATTATCGTGCCGGGGATAAGCGAGCGGACATTCAGCAGGAGAAAAGAGCAGTTTTTGCTTGACATAGCCATATATTGTGGTTTTGCAGAGAAAGTTGGCACAAATTCCACCTAATGATGTGCTACAATAGGTACAGTGGATGATAAGGCATAGTCATCCACCCGTCTTTCCACTCAACCCGTTTCCTCCATCTTATGCGCCGCCGGTATTGGGCGCACCTTCTGGCACCGAAAGGTCATACCGGCACAAACAGCCTGTAGGGAAACCTATGGGCTGTTGTCATATGCCGTGCGCTCGTTGCACCCCGCGATCAGGGGCGGGAGGTCGCACCTCCCACACGGCACCTATATATGCAGGCGTAGCTCAGTCGGTAGAGCTTTATCGCGCAAATGGATATGCGATTGAATGCCATTGGTCGCTGGTTCGAGTCCAGCCGTCTGCACCAAGACCCAAAGCTGACAGCGTACAGGGGCTCAAAGCAGGGAAGCCATTACCGGCAGGATGCGTCCAGATTTGTCCCGTCAGCAGGGCGTGGCTCCGCGAAGGGCCGTTCGATTTGCCCGCGTTGAATCGAGCGTTACTTAGAACGCGGAGGAGGCTCCGTGACGAATCCGTAAACGCGGGATACAGGGGCGAATGTTCCAAGGCTGGCGAGGCGGTCTCCAAAACCGCTTGGGTGGGTTCGATTCCCAACCGTCCCTGCCAGTGGCCGGGTAGCGCCCGGACACTGTGAGACCGTTCGTCGTGGCTCACATGGAAATGACAATGCTCGCTGAAAACTGCGCGTGAGGATGCGTCCTCCTTGCCATGACCGAACAGCGGCGCTTGAGATGCTTGCGGGGCCTCAAGCGGGCATGAGCGTGTGACAATCTAAGCGGGAAGACGGCCAATATGCGGCATAGGTGCCCCGTAAGGGGAGACCACAGCGAGTGACGGGGACTTTCCCTGAAGCGCTAAAGCAGGGCAGGACTGCAATGCCGCACCAACCACACAAGCGGGCGAGGAAGCGCGAGAAGTTAAGTACACACAAGCTGTGGCCACAGCGGCGGACAGTTAATCCGCAAAAACAGTGTGCGGCTGATGAAAAGGCGCGGCGCGGTGTGGTGCCAAAATAACTGTGTAACCCATGTTTGAGAGCTTCCAGAAGGCCGCATGGGAGGGGAAAGACTGTTACTGTAGCCAAGGGGTGGGGGCTGGTGACAAAACAGGAGGAAAGCATGGAAATCACAAAACGGCGGCTTGCGGATATTGTGCCGTATGCCGGCAACGCAAAAAAGCATGATAAACGGCAAATCAACAATGTTGCGGAGAGCATCAAGCAATACGGCTTTGTGCAGCCGATTGTGATTGACCGTGATGGAGTTATCGTCATTGGGCATTGCAGAGCGTTGGCTGCTCAGAAATTGGGCATGGAAGAAGTGCCTTGTGTCTGCGTGGACGATCTGACACCGGAGCAGGTGAACGCCCTGCGGCTGGTGGATAACAAGAGCAACGAGAGCGATTGGGACTTTGACCTGCTGGCTGATGAGTTGCCGGGGCTTGACCTGTCGGCGTTTGACTTTGATTGGGGTCTGCGTGATGAACTCGACACGTCAGTGGTAGAGGACAACTACGATCCTGTTTTACCGGCAGAGCCGAAGAGCAAACTTGGCGATGTGTACCAGCTTGGAGACCATCGCCTTATGTGCGGAGATAGCACATCTTTGACAGACGTACAGAAGCTCGTGGGGGGGGCACAAATGGATTTGCTGCTCACAGACCCACCGTACAATGTGGACTATCAGGGCACCGCCGGGAAGATTAAGAACGACAATATGGAGGATACGGCATTCAGGCGTTTCCTGACGGATGCATTCTCCAATGCGGCGATGGTCATGAAGCCAGGTGCTCCGTTCTACATCTGGCATGCAGACAGCGAGGGGTATAACTTCCGAGGCGCGTGTAAAGACGCAATGCTGCGTGTACGGCAGTGCCTGATCTGGGTGAAGAACTCCCTTGTGATGGGGAGACAGGATTTCCAGTGGAAACATGAGCCTTGCTTGTATGGTGAGAGCGAGATTGAAGAGGAAGCGCACGAACCTTGCCTGTACGGATGGACGGAAGGTAAGAAGCACTACTTCTTCAAAAACCGCAGACAGACAACTGTGCTGAATTTCGATAAGCCTGTCAAGTCTGCGGAGCATCCGACCATGAAGCCGATTAAGCTGTTTGATTACCAGATGCAGTGCTCCAGCAAGCCGGGAGAGAATGTCCTCGACCTGTTCGCTGGCTCCGGCACAACGATCATGGCGGCGGAGCAGAATGGCAGACACGCTTTCTGCATGGAGTACGATCCGAAGTATGCGGACGTCATTATTGATCGATGGGAAAAGTTTACCGGAGAAGAGGCGGTGCTTCTGCATGACTGATGCTCAGGCGACTGCGCGGAGGATGTTGAAGAAAAACCAGCAGTATTTATCCACACAGCAGATGAAAACACTGAACGGGCTGATTAAGTCCGGCGATATTACAGGGGCCATGAATGGCCTGCATACATTGGTGGCGAGAAAGCTGACTGCGAGAAAGGAGGGCGCGTATGGCAAGGCCAAGAAAGGAAATAGATCAGAAGCAGTTCGAGAACCTCTGCGGCCTGCAATGCACGCTTGAGGAAATCTGCGGCTGGTTTGATGTATGCTCGGACACATTGGAAACATGGTGCAAACGAACCTATAAGAGAAGTTTTTCGGAAGTTTTTGCACAAAAGCGCGGAGCGGGGAAAATTTCACTGCGTCGGAGCCAGTGGCAGCTTGCGGCAAAGAACGCAAGCATGGCGATTTGGCTGGGGAAACAGTACCTGGGGCAGCGCGATATTGTGGAGCTGGGTTTGCCGACTGACAACACGCAGGATGACGCATTGAGTGTGAGTCTGCGTGAAATGGCAGAAGGGTTGGAGAGCGATGATTAGCCCGAAGCAAGCAAAAATCCTTGCTTTCCCCTATTCCAAGTATGACGCGCTGATCTGCGACGGCGCCGTGCGTTCCGGCAAGACCTCCATCATGATGTGGGCGTTCGTCCGCTGGGCGATGGAAAATTTCAGCGGTCAGCGCTTCGGCGTGTGTGGCCGCACGGTGGATAGCTGCACAAAGAACATTATAGTGCCGTTTACGGCGATGAGCCTTGCAAAGGAACGTTATCTCATCCGCTGGCGGCGCGGTGACAAGGTGATGGAAGTGCGGCGCGGAGCCGTGACGAATTACTTTGAGGTGTTCGGCGGTAAGGACGAGGCAAGTTATACGCTGATCCAAGGCCGCACGCTGGCGGGTGTGCTGCTGGACGAAGTGGTGCTGATGCCGCGCTCGTTTGTGGAGCAGGCGCTGACCCGCTGCTCCGTTGACGGTGCAAAGCTGTGGTTTTCTTGCAACCCGGGAAGTCCACAGCATTGGTTTTATACAGAGTGGATCAAGCGAAACCGAGAGCGGAACGCACTGTATCTGCATTTTGAAATGACGGACAACCCCGGGCTGTCGCAGAAAACGCTGGAGCGGTATCAGTCGATGTTTACGGGCGTGTTTTATGATCGTTACATCCGTGGACTGTGGGTGCTGGCCGAGGGGCTGATCTATCCCATGTTTGACGAGAGCTGCATTGTGGATGAGCTGCCGGAAAAGGGAGAATACTATGTTTCCTGCGACTACGGCACACTTAACCCGTTTTCTGCAGGGCTGTGGTGCTGGGACGGCAAGACGGCCACACGCGTCCGCGAGTATTACTATTCCGGGCGCGAGAACCAAAAGAACAAGACAGACGAGGAATACGCTGACGAAATTAAAAAGCTCATTGGCGAGGCGGATGTCAAAAGCATTATCGTTGACCCGTCTGCCGCTTCGTTTATCGAGGTCTTGCGGCGGCACGGTTATATGGTCCGCAAGGCCAACAACGATGTGACAAACGGGATTATGACTACGGCGCGGTTTTTGCAAGACGGCATTATTAAGGTGCATCGTGGCTGCAAAGACTGCATCCGCGAGTTTGGGCTATATCGGTGGGACGAAAAATCCGCCGACGACAGGCCAATCAAGGAAAACGACCACGCAATGGACGAAACGCGCTATTTTGCCTATACGATTTTGAAAAATAAGGCGTATAAGCGCGATTACGTCCCCATTTGGAGCAGATAGGAGTGAGAGGCTATCAAAACTTACAATGACCTTGTTGCGGTCGGAGAAAGTGACCAGGCGCGGATTGGGTTTATTCGCGGAGCAATCAACGAGCATCGAAGCTCACACGCATACAAGACGGCGGCGGATGCTGAGGAATATTACAATGGCCTGAATCCGACCATTAACCGCTATGAAAAGATCATCTACGATATGCAGGGCCGTGCCCACACGGATATGTGGACGGCAAACCATAAGCTGGCCAGCCGTTTCTTCGGCCTGGCGGTGGATCAGGAAGTTTCATATCTGCTGGGCAACGGCGTAACCTTTGCGGAGAAGGAAACGCCGAACAAGCTATGCCCGGACTTTGACCAGGAAGTCATGGATGCGGCGCGGGCGGCGAAAATCGCAGGCGTATCCTTCGGCTTTTGGGATCTGACGCATCTTCGGGTGTTCTCCCTGCTTGAGTTCGTCCCCCTCTATGATGAAGAGGACGGCGCGATGAAAGCCGGTATCCGGTTCTGGCAGGTGGCACAGGATAAGCCTATGAGAGCGACGCTGTATGAGATCGACGGCTTTACCGAGTATTTCCAGCCCAGCGGCGAGGATATGGCCGTCATGCAGCCAAAGCGCAGCTATAAGCTGATCGAGCGCAAGGCGGAAGTCGGCGAAACAGAGATTTACGACGGCGGGAATTATCCGAGTTTCCCCATCGTCCCGCTGAAAAACAACAAGCGGTGTCTCTCCGAAATCGTCGGGAAGCGCAACACTATTGATGCGCTCGACCTTGCGTCCTCGAACATGGTCAACAACGTGGACGAGGGAAATCTGATCTATTGGGTCCTGTCCAACTGCAACGGCATGGACGACCTTGACGATGCGAAATTTGTGGAGCGCTTGAAAACCACCCATGTTGCCCACGCCAACGGCGATGATGGCGCAAAGGTGGAGAGCAGGACCATCGAGGCGCCGTATGAGGGCACCAGCAGCACCATTGATATGCTCAAGAAAAAGCTATACGAGGATTTTCAGTGCTTTGACGCGGCGGCGGTATCTGCCGGGAACCAGACGGCGACTGCGATCAAGGCCAGCTATGTGCCGCTGGATCTGAAAACAGACAAGTTTGAATCCGAGGTCACGCGGTTTATTGTGGAAATCCTGCGTCTGGCGGGCATTGAGGACAAGCCGACTTACACGCGCAACCAAATTATCAACAAGAGCGAGGAAACGCAGAATATCCTTCTGGGCGCGGCGTATTACGATGACGAATACATCACGAAGAAGCTGCTGACCATCAACGGCGATATTGACCAGTATGAGGACATGGCAAAGCGGAAGGCGGCGGAGGAAATCGGCCGCAGCTTTGTGAATTTAACTGGCACAGAAGAAACGGAGGTAGAGTAATGGGCGGTAGAGGCGGAGCAGGTGGCGGTGTGGGAAGTGGCGGTTTGCCAAAAGTGCAGCGCCCTGTGGAGAGTTTCCCAGCACTAACTGGAACCGAAAAGCAAGTCAAGTGGGCCAATAAAATCAGAGATGAAGTTTACGATACACTCGTTGGAGAGATGTATAAAACAGAATCTGGGTTCAGGACAGAGGCGCCGAACTATATCACATCGGCTAAAGGCATGCAAACATGGGTAAAACAAACGCGAGATGCTTTCCAAACGGCTAATAGCAAAATATTGAAAGAAAAAGTAAACAATAGCATAGACAGTTTACGCAGAGCATCCGATCAGTACGGTCGCATTCGATCGTTGATTGAAAAAGAAACAAGCGCGAAATTCTGGATTGACCATAGAAGCACACACCCCGGCGACCCTGCATGGAAAGCGTTTAAGAAGAAGATAATCGGTTATTAAGATAGCATGATTAACTTTGAAAATCTGGACAAAGCCACATTCCCCGGTGTTGGGAAGTACGACATTCCGCAGATCGAGCCGGTCAAGGCGTACCCGCAGGGCGAGTTTATCCCCGTAAATTACCATTACACGGCGAAAGATACGGGAAGCAAGGTCGTGCATTTCTTCGTGGACGATTACCAATTCATTCGATACTGGAACACGCCGGACAAGTACATTCCAAAGCTGTCGCAGTTTGCGGCGGTGTGCGCACCGGACTTCTCTACATACACGGATATGCCGCTTTCGATGCAGATATACAACCATTACCGCAAGCACTGGCTGGCAGCATACTGGCAAATGCACGGCATGACGGTCTATCCAACGATCTCATGGAGCGACGAGAACAGTTACGATTGGTGCTTTGATGGTGAGCCTGTTGGTGGAATTGTTGCGGTTAGTTCAGTAGGCACACAGCAGAATAAGGAAAGCAAGCAGCTGTTTCTGCGCGGCTACGAGGAAATGATGAAGCGGCTCTCGCCGGAATGGGTGATATTTTACGGGAAAGTGCCGGAGGAATGCGACTGGAATGTAATTCGAGTAAAGCCGCTCTATGACGATATTGTGAAACGGAGGCAGAAATGCCAAACGAAGACCTCGGTCACAAGCTGACCGACAAGGAGCTTGCAAAGCTGGAACGGCGCATTGCGAAGTTGTACCGTGAGGCTGGGGAAGAGATGCAAGCTACCATAGACGCATACTTTGAGCAATTCAAAAAGCGCGACGAGGAAATGAAGGCTCTGATCGGAACTGTGCAGAACGGCAAGGAATGGACGGAGGCCGACTATAAGCAATGGCGGCTCAACCAGATCGGGCGCGGGGAACGCTATCAGGCCATGTGCGATAAGGTGGCGCAGAGGGCGACCGACGCAAACGCTGTGGCGGTTTCCTATACCAACGATGCGACGCCGGGTATTTACAGCCTGAACCGCAATTATGCGGCTTACACTATTGAACAGGTCGCTGGGAATATCGGCTTTGACCTGTGGGACGAGCAGACGGTAAAGCGGCTTATGGTAGAGCAGCCGGACTTAATGCCGTACTACCCAAAGAACAGGGCACTGAAACGCAGTATCGACCTCGCGTATGGCAAGAAGCAAATCACGGCAAGCGTCACCAGCTCCATCTTGCAGGGAAAGAGCATCAAGCACATGGCGGACGACCTGCAAAAGCGCATTACCACCATGAGCCGCGATTCCGCCATCCGCACCGCCCGTACAGCCGTGACCGGTGCGCAGAACGCCGGACGCATGGACAGCTACGCAGCAGCGGAAAAGATGGGCATTAAGCTCAAAAAAGAATGGTTGGCTACGCTGGACTCGCGTACACGTCACTCTCATGCCATGCTTGACGGCGAACAAGTGGCGCAGGACAAGAAGTTTTCTAACGGTTGCCGTTTTCCCGGCGACCCACAAGGACCACCGTGGGAGATATATAACTGCCGCTGTACGCTGATTGCCGCCGTGGATGGGGTAGATACATCAGACGGGCTGCGTAGGACACGCGACGGGCTTATATCTGACATGACATATGCGCAGTGGGAAGCGTCAAAGCGAGGATATGATGGGAAACAACTGTCAGCGTACCATAACGGGAATAAAAACACGGCCAAAGACGTAACGAAAAAATACATTGAAAATGCCACGCCACGCATGGGCAAAGTGCGATATGAGAACGGATATCGCATAAAAGACCACAAAACAGAAATAGAGGTTGCAGACCAGCTCAGAGAGCAATTAGGTGGGAAGATCGTACTGCTGAAAGAAGCAAATACACAGGGGGCAAAAACACCGGATTATCTGTGGCGCGGAAAACAATGGGAACTTAAAAGCATATCAACCGCAAAAGCCGCAGATTCCGCAGTACGAAGTGCTATAAAACAAATTAAAAGCAATCCCGGAGGAATTATATTGCAGTGCGGCAATGGCATTGACGAAAATGAATTGAAAAGAACTGTGGACATGAGAGCACGCAGAAAGCAAGATTTTGACTTTGACATAATTGCAATCAATGGTTCGGGGGAATTGCTGTTTGCGAGAAGATACAAAAAAGGCGCCGCCCCCCCGCCAATGGGCAGAGGTTCGGCTCGAAAAACGGAAACATAAGTTCCCTCACTGTCAGTATATGCAATCCCCGTAAAAAAGTCAAGAGGTATTTTGTGATGAGCGTTGAAATCACCGACAACAGCAAAGAAGTCTCTGCTGCCATCAAAGCGGCGCTGCTGCGCGGGCTTGAAAAATGCGGGCTGGTGGCAGAGGGATATGCGAAAAAGCTGTGCCCCGTGGATACCGGTCTTTTGCGAAACAGTATTACGCACGCTTTAAGCGGCGAGCCTGCTGCAATCAGCAAATACAGCGCAAATAAAGCAAAAGGGAACAAGCCAGTTCAGACCGGCGAATATTCCGGCTCCGCGCCGGAAGAAAGCGATCCTTCAAAAATGGCAGTTTATATCGGGACTAATGTGGAATATGCTCCGTACATTGAATTGGCGACAGGACGGCACACGGCGGGTGGAAGACCCACAAAGTGGGTTTACAAGGACGATAAGGGAACGCATATGACGGGAGGACACCAAGCAAAGCCATTCCTCAAGCCTGCTGCCGCCGACCATGCCATCCAATACCGGAAGATATTGGAGGACGAACTGAAATAGGATCTAATTGCTTACAAATTGTATGCAGTTGGCTCTTTTTGTTAATTACCGCAAAGGACAGCGGTTTTTATAAGACTATCGTTTCCGAAGGAACGGAACCGAAGAAAAGGAGATAGTGTCATGGCACTTACACGAAAACTTTTGAAGGGTATGGGGCTTACCGATGAGCAGGTTGATACCATCATCGAGGCGCATACCGACACCGTGGACGGCCTAAAGGCGGATGTGACCCGCTACAAGGCCGATGCGGAGAAGCTGCCCGGCGTTCAGAAGCAGTTGGACGACCTCAAGGCAGCGGGTGACGGCGGTTACAAGGAGAAGTACGAGAAGGAACACTCGGCCTTTGAAGCCTTTAAGACCGACATCACGGCAAAGGAAAGCAAGGCGGCAAAGGAAAAGGCCGTGCGTGCTTACTTTGAGAGCAAAAACATCACCGGTGCGAATTTGGACCTTGCGATGCGCGGCTGTGGCGAAGAAATGGCCGCATTGGAGATGGACGGCGACAAGATTAAGGACACCAAGAGCCTTGATGCGCTCGTAGACGGCACCTACAAGGGGCTTGTCTCCACCACACAGACGCACGGAGCGAATCCCGCCACCCCCCCGGCAAACACCGGCGGCGCAAAATCCCGAGAGGACATCTACAAGAAGGACGATAAAGGCCGCTATGTGATGTCTACGGCGGAGCGCCAGAAAGCGCTTGCCGATCTGATGGCAAGCGAAAATAACTGATTTTTTGAAAGGAGCTATTTATGGCTGCGAAAACTAACGTAACAACTTCTGCACAGTTTACCACTTCCGCCCGTGAGGTGGATTTCGTGTCCCGCTTCGCCGATAACTGGGACGCACTGCGTAACATCATGGGCATTATGCGTCCCATTCGCAAGGCCCCCGGCACGAAGCTGGTTTCCTACAAGGCCAGCGTGGACGGTGGCCTCAAGGGCGGTACCGTGGCAGAGGGTGACGAGATCCCCTTCACCAAGATGAAGGTGGATCCTGTTGCCTACGGCGATATCGATATTAACAAGTACGCCAAGAGCGTGACCATCGAGAGTGTCGCAAAGTACGGCGCTGACGTTGCCGTGGAGAAGACCGACGAGGCTTTCCTCGTGGCCCTGCAGAACAAGGTCCTGACCGACTTCTACACCTTCCTCGGTACCGGCACTTTGAAGGTGACCGAGAAAACGTGGCAGCGTGCTCTGGCTATGGCTAAGGGCAAGGTGCTGGACAAGTTTGCCGGTCTGGATAAGGACGTGACCGAGGTGGTGGGCTTTGCCAACATCATCGACGCTTACGATTACCTGGGCGACAAGGAGATCACCGTGCAGACGATGTTCGGCATCAACTACGTGGAGAACTTCATGGGCTACCGCACCCTGTTCCTGCTGCCCGAGAAGTACATCGCCTCCAAGAAGGTGATCGCTCTGCCCGTGGAGAACATCGACCTGTACTATGTAGACCCGAGCGACAGCGACTTTGCCAAGCTGGGGCTGAATTACACCGTGAAGGGCGAGACCAACCTGATCGGCGTCCATGTTGACGGCGATTACAGTCGCGCCACGGGCGATATGTACGCCATCATGGGCATGAAGCTGTGGGCTGAGTATCTGGACGGCATTGCCGTGGCTACCGTTTCTGTGGCCGGCGCGGGCTAAATAGGAGGGCAGCGTAATGCTTGAACAAGTCTTACGGCACTTGAACAACTGGTTCCTTGTGGAGATTCACGAGGGCACGTTCGCCGTGGAGAACGGCAGCATTGCGCTGCCCTTTCTCCTGACCAATCAATATTTCCGCATCTGTGGCTCTGTGTTTAATGACGGTCTGCATCAATATCCGGCGGCTGACCTTACGGATGAAACCTTTACCGGAACGGTGTGGGTGTTGGCTGTTCCGAAGGCTGTGGTTGTGCTTGCCGAAGATGTCGCCGCGTGGGAAGAAAAGAACGGTGAAGCCGTTTTAAGCCCGTACACGAGCGAAAGCTTCGGCGGGTACAGTTACACAAAGGCAAGCGGCGGAAATGCCGACACGAGCGCCGGGACGGGCTGGCAGGGCGCTTTTAAAGGCCGGTTAAATGACTGGCGCAAGCTCAAGGGGGTGGAACCGTGAGTTTACTGGACGATTTTGCCCACAAGTGCGTTTTGATGGAGAAAAAGCGCACGCCTGACGGAGCGGGCGGCTACATCACCGCGTGGGAAGAGGGAGCGGAGTTCCTCAATTACCAGTCTCTTGACACATCGATGGAGGCGCGAAAAGCGGAAAAGGACGGTGTTACCTCGGTATATTCCGCACTGGTCAATCAGCGCGTTCCCATCGAGTACAACGATTATTTCCGTGACGCGGAAACAGGGCTGACTTACCGCGTGACCTCTAACCCCGAGGAAAAGGCTGCGCCGAGGTCTGCGGGAGCGACCATTAAGGCGCTGAAATTCTTTACAGCGGAACGAAGGGAGTTGCCGAAATGACAAAGGATAAGGCGCTCCACGCATGGTTTTCTCAATTTCTCCCGGCGTATCCAACCTCTAATGTGCCGGAAGACGCGACCTTCCCTTGGCTGACCTATGAACTTATTACAGGCTCGTGGGAGAGCGGGGAAATCGGCCTGACGGTAAACCTCTGGTACTACACGGAAGGCGAGGCGGTGCCCAATGCAAAGGCACAGGAGATCTCCGACGCCATCGGTATGGGCGGCTGTATGGTGCCCTATGACGGCGGGGCTATGTGGATCAAGCGTGGGTCTCCGTGGTGCCAGAACATTGCGGACGAGAGCAACAAAAACATCAAGCGGCGGTACCTCAACGTCACGGTTGAATATCTGTCGCAGAACTGATGAAAGGACGAAACTATGAAATTTACGAAAATTCCTTCTGACGCGTTTCAGAAATTGCAGATCAACGCCGGTATTCTGACCACCGATTTTACGCCGTCTACCGGGGAGATCGGTGCGGCTGGCCAGATCGGTGCAACCACCGGCGGTGTGAACTTTACGGCAACGCCCTCTTTCACCGACTTTGGCGAAGACATTGACAACTGCCCGAAGAACATGAAGGAGTTTAAGCGGCAGGATATGGTGGAGGCGAAGATGTCTGGCACGTTTATCAACGCCGATACGAAAACGGCAAAGTTGCTGTGCGGTGCGGCGGACATTGATGCCAGCGACACGACGAAGGTCGTTCCCCGCACGGACCTCAAGGACAGCGATTTTACCGACATTTGGCTGGTAGGCGACTACTCCGACAAGAACGGCGCGAAAAACGGCGGCTTTATCGCTATCCATATGCTAAACGCGCTTTCCACGGGCGGTTTCCAGCTCAAGACGGCAGATAAGGCCAAGGGTCAGTTTGCCTTTGAATTTACGGCGCACTATTCTCTTGCGGAGCAGGACAAGGTCCCGTATGAGATCTACATCAAGGCGGGTACGGAGGAAACAGCATGAAACTTTCTGATATCCAGGGAGACCGCGTATTTGATGTGATCGCGGACATCATCGACCCCATTGCCAACATCGCGGAAGACGAGAAAGCTTCCGCTATGTTCCAGCGGGAAAAGTTGCCGGAGGGCATGACGGGGAAGCAGTTTGCGATGCAGAGGGCGCGGAAAGCGCTCCCTGCTCTGCTCAAAGGCCACAAAGCTGATATTATCGCCATTCTTGCGGCGATCGAGGGCGTGAGTGCGGACGCTTACAAGGGTGCGCTGAATCTTGTGAAACTGACGCGGGACACCGTGGAGCTGCTGACTGATGATGCATTCACCGCGCTTTTTCTCTCGGCGCAGAGCGAAAACTCCTCTGGCTCTGCGCAGGAGAATACCGAGGAAGCAGACGAGTAAGGCCGTTTCTGCGCTACTGCATGGCGCGGCTGAATGAGCGGGCGCGGGATGAGGCGTATCGGATCTATGTGACGGACGCACTAAAAATCACAGCGGAGAACACGGCACGGTATGCCGGAGGTAGCTACATGAGAGCGCGGTATGCGGATGCCATAAGGCCGGAGAAGCGGGACGAGCGGTCTTGCGAGGAGATCACGGCGGATGTGATCGCGCGGTGCGGATTGGTGGTGAAGCATGAATCTACTTGATTTATTTGTCAAAATCAGCGTCGACACCGGAGATGTAGACAAAGGCTTTTCGGAAACGAGCAGCAAGGCAGAATCCCTTGCCGGAAAACTGAAAAACGGCCTTGCAACTGCCGCAAAAGTGGGCGCTGCGGCCCTGGCAGCTGCGGCTACTGGCGTGGCGGCGCTGACCAAAGTGTCCCTTGACCAATATGCCGAGTATGAGCAATTAGTGGGTGGAGCAAAGCTTATGTTTGGCGAAGCCTATGACTATATCGCAGACAAGGCAAAGAACGCATACAGCACCGTTCAAATGAGCCAGAATGACTATTTGCAACAGGTGAACGGCTTTGCCACAGGGCTGAAAACTGCGCTTGGTGGAAATGAACAGGCGGCGGCAGAACTGGCCGATAGGATAATCAATGCGGAAGCTGATGTGGTAGCGGCGACCGGCAATTCCCAGGAAGCCGTGCAAAATGCGTTCAACGGGATCATGAAGTCCAACTATACCATGCTGGACAACCTGCAAATTGGCATCACGCCAACAAAAGAAGGATTTCAGGAAGTCATTGACAAGGTAAACGAATGGAACGCCGCAAACGGTCGCGCCACAGAATACCAGATTGAAAACCTTGCGGATTGTCAAAGTGCCCTTGTCGATTATATCGAAATGGTCGGAATGCAAGGGTATGCGTCAAGGGAAGCCGCAGACACAATTCAAGGTTCTGTTGCATCCATGAAAGGCGCATGGAGTAACCTCCTAACCGGCATCGCTGACGAAAATGCGGACTTCAAAACCTTGACAAGCAATTTTGTTGATAGCCTTGTTGCGGTTGGCAAGAACATTATCCCGCGCATTAGTGTCATATTGGGCGGCATTTCACAGCTTGTTACATCTGCATCTACCACTATTATTCCGATGGTCATAACAACCATCACAGACAACCTGCCTTCGCTTTTGCAGGCGGCGGCTGCGCTTGTCGGCGCATTGGGACAGGGTATCATTGATAGCCTACCTGCAATTACGCAAGCAGCAATCGACATTCTTTTCTTCCTTTCGAATGGCCTGATAGAAAACCTGCCCACGCTTATTGACGGCATTGTGCAAGTGACCATGACGATTGTGCAGATGCTGACAAGCCCGGACTTTTTGACGCAACTCATTGAAACGGCAATCTTGCTGATTACGACGCTTGCGCAGGGCCTGATTGACGCGATTCCGCAGCTTATCGCGGCAGTACCTCTGATTATTGGCAACTTGCTCGCCGCAATCATTGTGGAGCTGCCCAACATCATCCAGATGGGCATTGATCTTCTGTTTGCGCTGATTGACGGAATTATCAAGTGCATCCCGGAGCTGGTCGCGGCAGTCCCTACGCTGATTATTGCGTTCATCAACGGCATCGTGAACAACCTTGACAAGATCATCCTTGCAGGGCCGCAGATTATTGTATCGCTGATTACCGGCATTATCGGGGCAATCCCGGAATTGATTGCAGCCGTCCCGCGCATTATCGCTGCCATTGCCGACACAATCAGAAACTATGACTGGGGCGGCATCGGTAAAAACATCGTTCGGGGCTTAAAAAACGGCATCGCCGGAATGTGGGGCAATATAAAAAGCTGGTTCAGTGATAAGGTAAATGGGCTGGTTAGCGGTGTGAAAAAAATCCTTGGTATTGCATCCCCGTCTAAGGTCTTTGCGGGCATCGGCGGCTTTATGGCCGAAGGTCTGGGCGAGGGCTTTGACGATCAATTCAAGTCCGTAAAAAAGGACATTGAGGGCAATATGAGCTTTGACGCTGGCACCATTACAGCAGATGCAAACATCATCAGAAACTATACAAGTGGCTCTTACGGAGGGGGCGGCGATTCCGGCAGAATTGTAATGCTGCTGGAACAGTATTTACCTATGTTGGCAAATATGAAAGTCATCATGGACAGTGGTCAGGTTGTCGGTTTGCTTGCCCCAGGCATGGATGAAGAACTGGCAAAAATCAATGCGAGGAGGGCAAGGGCTGTATGATAGGAAAAGTATTTTTTGACGGAAAAGACACTTACGCAGAATACGGCCTGTTGCTTGCAAGCAAGTCCATTTCTCTGCCGGAAGTCCGCACGAATATGATTGATGTTCCGGGCCGGGATGGCCTGCTGGACGCTTCCGAAGTGTTGACCGGCGAAGTGACCTACAAAAACCGCACCATTGCACTGATACTCACCGGCGTGGACACGGTGAGCGGCAAGAAATGGCCTGCCACGCTTTCTGACTTCTGCAACAAAGTCCACGGCAAGCGCGTGAAAGTGACCTTCCCCGAGGACACCGCCCATTATTACAGTGGGCGGTGCTCCGTTGGGCAGGTGGAGCTTGTCAAAATAAAGCAGACAATTCCCGTTACTGTTGATTGCGATCCGTGGAAATACAAGAAAGAGAAAACAACTGTGACACGGGCTGATTTGGGAACGGCATATAAACAGCTTACGCTACCGAATGAAAGCCGCCCGGTTATTCCCACAATCACGGTGGCGCAAGATACCGTATTACTTTGGGACAACAACACCATCAATGCCAGCGCTGGAGATCACATTTTCCCCGCCATTCGGCTTGCGGCTGGCAGCAACAGCCTGAAGGCGAAGGTGGCCAGCGGCACCGGTAGCATCACCGTTACATATCAGGAGGCCAGCCTGTAATGTACCAACTAAAATATCAAAACTATATCCTGTATGACCCGCGCCTTGCGGATGAAAAACTAATCGTCCGTGACCCCTCTGTGAAGCTGGCGGTCAGCAAGGCCGGGGAAATGTCCTTCACAGTGGATGCAGACCATCCGTATTTAAGCAATCTTCGGCGCATGAGCGGCCTTGTGGAGCTGCTGGACGGCACTTTTCCTATATATAGGGGGAGAATAACCAGCGATATAAAAGACTTCTACGGAGCACATAAAATCGCAACAGAGGGCATTATGGCGGCGCTGAATGACAGCATCATCCCACCGTTCAACTTTCCGGAAGATTTCGAGAATGACACTGCTTATAAGGCCGCAGCCGCAAGCGGGAATGTGGTTGACTTCTTCTTCCGCTGGATTTTAGGGCAGCACAACAGCCAAGTGTCCGCAGAGCAGCAGATCAGGCCCGGAGTGTGTACCGTAACAGACCCGAACAATTACATCACACGCAGCTCCAAGGAGTACGCCACGGCAATGTCCACGATATCCGACAAGCTGATTAAATCGGCTTTGGGCGGGTATCTTCTGATCCGATATGAGGATGACGGGAACTATTTGGATTATTACGCTGCGTTGCCGCTCACAAATACGCAGTCTGTGGAATTTGCTGAGAATCTCCTTGACCTTTCCAGCGAGACGGACGGAACAAACATTTACACCGCTATTCTGCCAGAGGGCAAGGGCGGCTTGACCATCGAAGCGCTGCCAGATGGTGATTTGACAGATGACCTTGTTAAATCCGGGCTTACTATTTATAGCAAGTCTGGCATGGCCACATACGGGCGCATTACCCGGCACATCAAATGGGATGATGTGACTGTTGCCGCCAACCTTCAGACCAAGGCGAAGGCGGCGCTGGCTGACAATGGCCTGTCCATGCCGGAGACCATCACCTGCAAGGCAGTTGATTTGGGCTGGCAAGATGGCATCCAGCATTTCCGGGTGGGCCGGATGACGGCCCTTTTCAGCACTCCGCACGGCTACAGCGCGTCCTATCCGCTGATGGAGTTGGCCCCGGATATTCTTGACCCCGGCAACACACAAATCACGCTGGGCGCTACCCAGCAAACCTACACGGGGGCGCAGATAGATGCCAAGCGTGAAACGGATAAACGCATCGAAAGCACACGGCAGGAGATTTCTGAGCGGGTGGACGAATCTTCAAGCCAAGTGATTCAGGCCACACACCAGCAGATTACCGATCTGCAGCAGAATGTCAACTCCATCATCCTGTCCGCGCTGGAAAACTATGTAGAAACCGGGGATTTTGACAGCTACAAAGAGGAGGTCAGCACAAAGCTGTCTGTGCTGACTGACCAGCTGAGCATTGACATCACTAAGGTAACCGAGCGCATTGACAAGGTGGACGGCGATCTGCAAAGCAAGTACAGCGAGATCACAAAGGCTTTCCGGTTTACGTCTGACGGCCTAATCATTGGCGAAACGGGCAATGAAATCCTGCTGCGGCTGGATAATGATGTGTTGCAGTTTGTCCGCAACAACACACCGGAGTTGCAGATCACCGCAGAGGGCGTGGAAGCAATGCGTATCAAGGTATCTATCCTCTGCATCGGAAACGTGGTTTGGACGGAGGACGAAAACGGCGATGTAATTGCCAGTTGACAGGAGTTGAGAACATGGCGTCCATTTACAGCAGCACAAACAAAGGCTGGCGCTTGCGTCTGGATTGGTCAATCACAGGCCAGTCTATCGCAGACAACAAAAGTACATTAAGTCTTGATTTGTGGGTATATGACGGAACCGGATATTCCCAAAACGAGAGCAGCGGCGAAGCGTATTATATACTTCAGGGCGAAAAACGCTGGAATCCGTATAATTACAGTTCCACCGGATGGTATAAACTGGGCAGCAAGACTATTACAGTCAGCCATAATGCAGACGGCACGAAAAGTATTGCGCTGACAGCAGAGTGGGACTGTGGCTTTGACAGCGCCTACACACCACGCCATTTGTCCTTGTCAGAAACGGTGACGCTAACCACCATCCCAAGAGCGTCCACGGCCACCACGAGCGGCTCCACGCTGGGGGAGACCTTGACCATCACCATCAAGCGGGCCAGCAGCAGCTTTAAGCACAAACTCTATTACACATGCGGCAGCGTCAAGGATCAACTGATTGCAGAGAATGTAAGCACATCGTACAGTTGGAATGCGCCGCCTGTGTCTCTGGCACAGCAAGCACCAAACGCAGAGACTGTGGCGCTCACACTCACAGTAAAGACTTACAACGGCAGCACCTATGTTGGGGCGTGGTCAACGGCTGTTAAGCTTGCCGTGCCGTCAACCGTGGTTCCGTCCTTGTCTGTTGCAATCGATGATCCAACAGGTGTGTCCAACACCTATGGTGGATATGTTCAGCTGCGTAGCAAGGTCAAGGTAGATATCACCGCATCTGGGGCGCAAGGCAGCACTATCAAGTCATACAGTATCAAGGTGGGCGGCATCTACGCTGCTACATCAGCCAGTGGGACAACGGACTATTTGCCCGGTTCTGGCGAACTGACTGTTTCCTGTGCTGTCACAGATAGCCGGGGGCGCACGACTACAAAGACACAAAGTATCGCTGTCCTCGCTTATAGCAAACCAGCAATTACTGCTATTTCTGCCGCCCGTTGCAATGCCGATGGAACAGCAAACCGGGCTGGCACTTATGGCAAGGTGACTTTCTCCGGGGCCATTACTTCACTTTCTGCTAAAAACACCGCAGCATATGCGGTGCAGTATAGGGAAGTCGGCGCTGAAAATTGGACTACGGCAGGCCGACCGGCGGCGGGAAACTATGATCCTGCTGATATTTCTGCCGTGTTTGCTGCAGACAAGAGCAAACGCTACGAGGTGCGTGTGGTGGCGACGGATGCATGGGAGGGTGTAGGTTCCTCTCTGAGAGATCTGCCGGCAGCGTATGCCCTTTACCATCTGGCAAAGCATCTGCTGTCTGTGGGGCTGGGCCGTCTCTGCGACAAGGCAAATGCAATCCAAGTGGGGCTGGATGCTTATTTTGATAGGGATGTACAGATAGACGGCACACTGGCGGTAGGAGGGACGACGTTGCTGGATTATGCACATCCGGTGGGGAGTGTATATATCTCCACTGCGGCCACCGACCCGGTCGATCTTTTTGGCGGCGGGACGTGGGAACGCATAAAAGATGTATTCCTGTTGGCTGCGGGTGATACATTCGCAGCTGGTTCCACCGGCGGCGAGGCCAGCCACACCCTGACGACAGCGGAAATGCCCAGACACACCCACAATCCGGCCAATGAGCCGGGATACTATGGCTTTATCACCAACAGCCAGAAGGCGTTCACCGTGGGTGATATGGGATCGCAGAGCGGAAGCGGGAGATATTACCCCTACGCACCGGCGGCATTTGACATCAGCCGCAACACGGCGACCGGTGCAACCGGCGGCGGGAAGGCTCATAACAATATGCCGCCATATCTGACGGTGTATGCTTGGCGGCGAACAGCCTAATCGTCTCGCTGCGGGTCAGTGGGGAATGGAGGGAACCACCTTATAACATAGCCCAGAGGAGAAAGGAAATTACTGAATGGAAACAATCGTCGTAGCTCTCATCACCGGCGGCCTGTCGCTGCTGGGGGTAATCATCACCAGCAACAAGACCACCCGTGATGTGCAGGCCAAGCTGGACACGCAGCAGGCCGTCACCGACACCAAACTGGACGAGCTGACCCGGGAAGTCCGGGAGCATAACAACTTTGCTCGGCGCGTTCCGGTGCTGGAGGAGCAGATCAAGGTCGCCAATCACAGGATAGAGGATTTGGAAAGATTATCCAACCACCGAGCATCGCAGATTTGAAGTATTTGTGTGCCCGATTTGGGTACGGAAAGGAGTAATTATGGAAACTTTTGGCATCGCAAGCGTGGCGGTTATCACCGTCATCACCTACCTCGTGGGGCTGGTGGGCAAGGCCAGCAGCATGAACGACAAGTGGATCCCCATCCTGTGCGGGGTCTGCGGCGGTCTGCTGGGGGCTGTCAGCTACTATCTGGCACCCATCCCGGACTTCCCGGCGGGTGACCCCATCACCGCCATCGCCGTGGGTATCGTCAGCGGTCTGGCGGCCACCGGCATCAATCAGGCTGTCAAGCAGCTGAGCAAGGGGGAGTGAGATATGGGTAAGCGCATCACTGACGCATATCCCATCGCCAAGGCGGGCGGCATCTCCATCAACACCAGCATCCCAGCCAGCACGGAGACCTATGACCGGCTGGGCGGGCGGGACGTTGCCTTT